TCTATTGCTTCCTTTAATTCTCGGCTTTCCCAAAGTTCTAATATGATGCTATTCTTGTTCATATTCTTTTAAGGTTAGTTTGCCGTTCTCTTCGGTTGCTATGTAGCAGAAACAATTTGAAGTCTTTGCTAAGTTTAAAAATGCTATCTGATAGCTGCTTAATTTATCTCCTATTGCTTTTGTCTCGCAGTATACTGCTACTCCTGTTTGTGTATGGAAGCCAACAACATCTGGAACTCCTTTAAGTCCTATAAACGTTCTACCTCTAACCGCTAAATTGTTATTGCGCCATACAAAGCACCCGTTTTTGTTTAGGGTCTTTATTGCTTCTTTGGTTAATTCGTTTGCGGTCATAATACAAAACTATACTAAGAAAATGAAATTTTGCCTAATTTTATTTGTTCCTCAAAAAATAAAGCTACCGCTACGGCTCTTGCTTGGTTCTTTAACCATTGTTCAGTCCATTCATCTCGGTACTGCTTTGCGCTGATTATATCCATTTTATTAGCCTTATAGGTAATGATTTCCATTAGTTTCTTTTTAGCAACTGCTCCGTCTTCTTTTGTCCAAGTCTTAATGCCAGAATTATGCAGCTTTGTAAATACTGATAAAGGGTTAAACAATCTGTCAAAAGTTCTATTTTCTAGAACCCTATACTCTTGATAACTGTAATCAATTATCTCTAAATCAGTTAAATGCGGTATTGCTTGTTCTCGTTCCTGTGGTATCATTTTGCGTACTTCGTTTGCTTTTTTCTTGTATCTATCCATAACCTGACTAAAATAAGCCGGGCTAAAATTTTGGTAATGGTCTATGAAGTCATTAGCTACCATTTGCTTAAACGCTACTTTAACCTCGTTTATTGTAAAGCCACCGTATTCAGTTCTTATCCAATCCTCTAAAATTGCTAACTTAACTTCGCCCGGATTGTTAATGCCTACAAGCTGCATCAAATAAATAAGGTTTTGGTTAAATATGATAGAGTTTAGATTCCGGACTCTCTCCCCCGAAAATGCGGTCATAATCTCCTGCTCCGTAGGAAGTAGAGTAGATAAAGTTGTAGTTTTTAAGGTTTTCGAGTTCGTGCTTATCAAGTTTTCGTTGATTATTTGAAGTTCCTTTTGCATATTGTTTAGAGTTTATTATCCAAGTATTTGCTGCGTGTGTCCAACTTTTCATAGGGTTCTTACCTACTCTCCACCCGTTGCTCGTGTAGTAATTTACAAATTTTTCGGCTTCTACCTTTGCCTGTTCTATTCCTATCCGGGTTGCCATATATTCGTAAACCTCTTCAAAAGTACATTTTGAATTTGTATTTTCTGCAAGTTTTTTCTTTACCATTACCTTATCCTTATCCATATCCATTTCCTTATCCATATCCATAGCACCATATAAGGGGCTTACAAGGGGCTTAAATTCGTCATCTAACAAATTGTATTTTTGTAAAATTTTGATAATTCCTCCGTGTGCTTTGTTGTCAGGGTTAAGTCCGCTTGGATATTGAAAATCAATAAAGGAAGGTATATACCATTTATTCCCGTTATCAATCCTTACCAGCTTATCTCCAAAAAATTTAACTGCATCTTGCTCGTTAATATCTTCGCCTATTCTTATCCTGGCTACATCAATGTCTACCTGCCAAATTCCTGCGTGGTCGCAGTCATCACAGATATAAAGCCATAGAAGTTTGTAAGGTGCTGATAGGTTGCGGATAAAAGGTTTTTTCCATTTCTCCGTGTCTGTAAATCGTTTAGCCATAAAAAAAATAAACCCCGATAGGTACGAACTATCAGGGTTATTATCATTTAACCACTAAACACATTATCGGTTCGTACTTCGCTAATGTGTCTTTTATTTATGCGAATATACACTAAATTTCTTTAAGTTCTAATTTTAAGCAAAGTTTTTTTAGCTTCGTCTTAAACCAATCCTCAGTTTCTATTAGGTTGTTCGCTTGTTTTATGTTATGGATAGCGGTTGTGTGGTCGCTTGTTCCTGTGTATTGGCTTATCTCTTTAAGGCTCAGTTTGGTGTACCTTCTAAGTAAATAAGCAGCAGCCTTGCGACCGAACGTTGTTTTCAAGCTCCTATCCTTAATTAATACATCGCACTCAAACTCTTCGTCTACCAATTTGACAATCGTTCTTGCACCAATGTCTAATCCCAAAGGCTCGTTATCTTCTATGCCTAGTAACCCTAACTGCTGCATCATTTCGTGTAGCTGCAAGTGTGTGTTACGTTGTGCAAAATAAAGCTCCTTTAACTGTCTTATTGATATGTCTTTCTTTCTAGTTAGCATAATTAAAACGGCAGTCCTTCCGTATCATCTTTTAGTTTTGAATTACTTTTGTTTTCAGGGTTAAAATCATTAATGTAAATTTTGTAGTCCGGCTGCTTATCTTCTGTCTTGTAAGCGTTTTTCCACATTGAATATTTTACATCGTTGATTGTAAAATTAATTACTTCTCCTTTTGCGGTAGTGTTTTTCCAACCGCCTGTACTCCATTTTTTTTGTTCCATTTTTATTTGATTTTTAGTTTAAGATTTTTTCCCACTTTTTTTGTTCATTCCAAGGGTCATTAATGTATTTGTTCAAAGCTTCCATTGCTGCTTCTATTGTTTCAAAAGGAATTGATTTGCAGCCAATATCTATTAAACAACCTCTTGAACAAAAAACTATTCTAATTGAGTTTTGTTTTAATAATTCATTTTTACTCGGTTGATACTCTACTGGTATACCAACTTCTTGTTTAACTTGTTCCATTTTTATTTGTTTTTAATTGAATATTGAGCTACTAATTTACTTTGTTTTTTCGTACCAACGTTAATTAATTCCGTTCGTACTTTATATCCTTTGCGTTTTAATTCAAATACTACTGCTGCTAATCTCAGGCTATTGTATTTGGTTAGAGCCTGAATTGGTGTCAAGGTCTTGCCCGTAAGCAAGTGGTTCAAGATTTGTTGTTGTTGTGTCATTGTTATTGATTGGGTTAAAAAATACTGGTTTGTCTAATTTGTTTTCATACTTTTTAATAAAGGCTAATAAGTCCTCGTATGCCTCTTCGTTATACCAAGCATAGTGATATACTTCTGCCAGGAGCATCTGCCTTTCAAATGGTAATAGTTCCCTCATTAGCTTTTGTTTTGTTTTAGTATTTGTTCTTTCATCCATTTAGCGCCAACAAAAAAAGCTATATCATCTTCTGCATCTGCATCTTCCCACCCTCTTTTTCTTATCTCCTCATCACTTGGTAGTTCTATTGGGGTTAATGATTTACACATTGCATCAATAGTTTCTTTTCTTATGAATGTTCTTTCTTTAAGAAAGCTCTTTACTTGTTTTTCTGTATATAGTTTCATTAGCTTTTCTTTATGGTTTCTTTAATCTTGTTAAATTCGTCTAAGGTCTTGATGGCTTTGATTTTCTCAATAGCTTTATACTTTTGCTCCTGAGTAAACTTTGTTTTATCAAGTGCTTCAATTAAGAACGCTTTTTGACCTTCGCTGACCTCGTCTTTATGCTCATTGGTAGCGTCTGCATCTTTGGTGTCGTCGATTGCAAACAAGCCATTAAGAGCGTACTTACGAGCGTATGAACTTGCTGCTCCGGTAATCTGCGAAGCGTCCATTCCCTTTTTATTTTCCTCTTCACGAGCAAGACCCGTGCAGGTAATATTGTCATCTCCGTTACTTAGACAAGCCGTAGCCTTTACATATACCCTGCCGCCTACTTCTATAACCTCATCGCTTAACATTAAAGCGTAGCCGTATTTATGGCAGATAGGTTTTGCAGCTTCAATAATATCTTCTGCACTTCGGTACTTGTATTTAGCAAAAGCGTTGAATTGATTTTTAGGTGCTTTTAGTTCCTGTTGAATTTTAATTAGGCTCATATTAGTTGTTTAAAATTAAGGTAATGTTTACGTTATTTTTATTACATTCGAACCAATTATTCTTTTTGTTAAAATTTAATTCATATCCTAATTGATTTAAATGCTCCATTAAAGAAGCAGTTGCATATCCTTGTAATTTTATCTCGTAAAAAAGTGTTACACAATAAAACTTGTCTAAGTCTAAACCTAAGTTTAATAAATCTTCTATTTGTTTTTTCATTGTTATTGGATTGTATAATGTTCTAAAATTTCTATGATTGGCTCTTGTCTTTTTTTAAGGCTCACAAAGTATTCGTAAGCCTGTGAATATTCTAAAAACATACTTGCCCCATCATATTTATTATCTAGCAAAGTGTAGTAGAATATTGTGCCGTCTGGCTTGGTTTCTTTTACAAAATCAATTTTCATAATCTTGTATTTTTAAAAATGATTGATAGTCTAGCCAACGTTCAAAGGTGTAATCGTCATCTTCGTAATCGTAATTTTCGGGCATTAATTTCGGGTCATACGGGTTTTGTGTACTGCTCCCGTCTTGCAGTAAGATGTTCCCAAATCTCTCGAATTGGAACTTCTGGTAGTTGGTTAAATGTGTCATTTGTGTTTTGTTTGCACAAATCTACTACAATTAACAATACAAAGTGCAAAAGTATTAAAATATTTTACAATTATTTTTGCAACAATGTTGCATTTGTACATAGAAACGTACAAAGTAAAGCTAAAACTTGACTAAAAATGTAATAAAGTAAAGCTAAAACTTGACAAAGTCGGAAGTAAAATGCAGCCAAAAGTAGTAAAAATACTACCTTTTATAGCAGCTTCTGGAAGTAAAGTTTGTCAGACCCCCCGTATGAATACTCCGGCAGGTACAGTCTAAACCCGCAATTAATAAGGTTATTAGCGGAAGGGAAATTGTCTAAGGTTGTGTAAGTGATAGCTATATGGCAAAAAGTAGATGCAGCTTTGAGACGGGTCTTAATCATTCGCCTTTGTATGCCTTGCCCTCTATGTGATTTTTTAACCCAAGCCCTGTTAAATATGCAGATTCCTTTGGAATAAATTGAGCCACAATAAGCTACTATCTCGCCTTCATCAAGCATAATCCACCACTCCCGGTTGAACTGAAACTCATCTCCGCAACCCTTAAAGTTTGGGTTGTTATAGTCTAGTTCCCTAAGTTGCTCGTAGGTTTCTCGGTCTAAGATATTACCAAAGCTAAATATCTTTTTGAGGCGCATTATGTATTTGTTCAAGTTTAGTGAGGTAAAGAATCGCATCTTGCAGTTCTTGTTTCAAATGCGTTATCCATTGACCTGTTGTTAAATCTTCTCTATCCATTGTAGTTCCGTATTTAACTTTGCCTACTTGCTCCCGGCTACGCATATCTTCTATAACTGCTGCTAATATTTTGCTATCCATTTTATTTGTCTGTTTTGCTATGTATCTTAAAACAAGTCTTACACTTATATAAAATCTTCTTTACTCCTGTTGCGGTTGTGCGCCTCATTTGTATAGTAATCTCATCGCTTCCACACTCAGGGCAAGAGCCTCTATCCTGACCGAATATAACTCCGTAATGCGTTTTAGGTTCGATATGGTTTTTAAGTGCGTTAAATACCTGCTCCAATAAAACCACATCCTTCTGGCAGTACTTAATCATTTTAGCCATAGCTACTTTATCCTTATGCAGAACTATGTCCTTCCATAAACTATATTCTGTTTTAATCTTAGTGCCGATGCCTAAGTAGTCAGCAATATAGTTAAGCTTGTTGCTATTAAATCTAAACTTCTGACGAGCTACCTTTAACGTGTCTATTGTAACGTATTTAGGAAACATCTCAATGCCGTGAAATAAGCAGCGTGTTCTTATCCACGCTAAGTCGAACTTGTCTCCGTTGTGTCCTACTAACTCCGATGCCGTGTTTGCTACTTCTATAAAACTTTGTAGCATTCGTTTGTCGTTTTGTTTGCTATCCCATTGTAAATAGTAAACCTCTTTTTCGTCTTCCCACTTATAGCAGATGCAAATAATAGCACGTTCTTTAATTATGCTGTCAGGACCTATATTAATTTTGTAACCGGAACTCCAAAAGAAACCGATATTTGCCGAAACTTCAATATCGAAAAATAGACGTTTACGTTTAGATTTGAACAAGTTGTTTTTTGTCATAGTATCTTTTTTTCACCTTTTCCAAGATGCGTTGTTTATTTTGTATATACCAATCGTGTTTATATTTTACCTTGTCTTTACATCTCCCGTCTTTATATCCGCCCATCAATTCTGGTGTGTTACAAATATGCAATCCTGTTTCTATTGAATGTCTGATATTTTCTGCTACTGTAACATATTCTAAATTGCTCGGTCTATTATTTGTTTTTACTCCGTCTATATGATTAACTACATAATCTTTTGGCCTTTCTCCTAAAATAAACTTAGCCACTAACGAATGAATTTGATAATTTTTATTATTCATTTTCACTTGTAAATATCCGCTATGGCTTTTATTTACAGATAACTCTCTACCTTTTGCGTGTTTGGAGCTACTAAACACTTTTACTTGTCCTGTTTCTAAGTTTATGCTTACTTCATAATACTTAGGCATCTTAAAAGTTTTTATCATATTCTTTGATTTTCTCAAAGATACCAAACTTTATTCATTCAACAATTATTTTTGGCTGAATTTATCTATTGTAGTAGTACCCATCGCAGCTATGCAAATAACCATAACGGCATCTACAAGTTTATCCGAAGGGGCAATCTCTTGATGCGTAAAGCTATTAGCTAATAAGGTAACACAAATAAATAAAGCCGATAGTAAAGCAATAACACGCTTTGTAGATACGCTACCTCTCTCGTCTGCTAATAAGTTGGCTAACCATTTCATAATATTAATTTAAGGTGTGAAATATAATTTAGATTCTGCATCTCTGCGTCTGGTAAGTCCTGTTAATACTTTGCCCCCAGCCTTGTTCCATTTAGCAAACTCCTGAGCTATTGTAGGGTCGTTAGGGTTAGCGTTTACTTTTCTTAATAAAGTAGAGCTTCTAAGGTTACCGATACCTGCGTTATATGCAAAGCTTGTAAGTGCTGCGAACTGATTAGGTGTAACTGAACTCTTAACTAATGGCTTTACTCTATCAGCAAAGTCCTTAGCTATGATTTCAAATAACTCATTTGCTCTTTGTTGCGTAATCTTATCTCCTGGTTTTACAGGTGTTCCGTCTTCATAAAAGGTGTTGCCATAGCCGATAGTATCTTTTGCTGCGCTGCATTTGTAAGCTACTAATTTGCAGCCTTCGAATAATTTGATTAGGTCTTTGCCTCTGTCGTTTAATTGCATTTTAATTTATTTGTGAGTATAAAAATAAAGTTAGCATAGCAAACAGAACAGAGTTAAGCCTGTGTAGTTTTATTTCAAACTGCACCGCTTTTTCGTACTGCTCATAAATTGCTATATTTTTATAGTACCTGTTTCGATAGTCGCTTAACGTATCAATCGCAATTTTATTGCGTTGGGTTAAAGTATCTTTTAAGGTAAGTAAGTCAATGCGTAGGCTATCTCTTGTCTTAATGTTAGCTCTTAATAAGCTATCTATACGTGTGTTTTGGTAGCTTACTAAATTAGTTAGACTATCAAAAGAGTTGTTAATCTTCTCGCCTTCTGACCGGCTAATAACAATTTTGTCCTCGCCGCCTATCTTCTTAACGTATTGGGCGAAGCTGAAACTTGGTGCTATTAGTATCGACAGAATTAGCAGAATCCAATTTAGCCTTAACTTCATTTAGTTCTGTTTTTAATTCTTTTACTGTTTCCTTTAAGGTAACTATTGTTTTTACTGTCTTAGTAATTACCTTTTTATTATCCTGAGCTGCCACCCCTTGCACCTCTACACTCTGCATCTGGCTTTGTTCTACTTTATTTTTAAGCGTTTCTAATTGCGTGTCTTGTTTGACTCCGCAACCTATCAATGCTACCAATATCAAATAACGCATTTACTTAAACTTTTTTAAAGCCTTTAAGTCTACTGCCATTTCTAAACGAGCCGTACTTGCTGCGTTGCTGCTATCACTTTTACGCACCATTTCATACAAGCTGCCTATCTTTTCGTCTTGCTTTTCGTTACGCTTTGCGTTGTCTATATACAAATAACTGATGCCGCAGATACATAAAAATAGCATACCAACAACAGGGTTTTTACTAAATTCCTTGAATGTAATAGGTAACGGGTTTGCCGATACGTTTACGCTTTTTGCTGCTTTTGCCATATTATTTACGTCTCCAAAAGAATAAGATTAGCGTTATTATCAATATAAGGGCTATTAGAGCCTTATAAAATTCGCCAAAGGACTTATCCTTATTTTTAGTTATCTTCGAAATTTGGGTTGTTTCTGTGCGATTTAGAGCCATTGAGTCCGTCTTGGTCTGCTTACTATCCGTTTGCTTCTCTTTTGTGCCTCTTGTGTAGGTCTCGGTGTACTTAGGAACTGTTATCATACTATCCTTAGTAACCCACAAAGTATCGTAGTAAGTAATGGTCTTGGTAAAATACTCTTCCTTTTCTACTATTTTAGTAACGCTATCTAAAACGACTACACGCACAGAATCAAATGTTTTGACTACTGTGCTATCTAGACGCTCCGATGCTTTCTTTACAGAAGCGCACGAAGTAAGTAATAAAGCTAAAAGTATTAATCTCATTTTAGTTTCTTAGTCATTTTATAGTAATAGCGTATAGCCATACCGCCAGAAACAATAGCCACCAAACTTGCAATCAATGTGAATAGTGGTTGAATACTTGTAATGCTAATTGTTGCGCTTACTAATGATACCATTGTTGATTGGTCTGCTTGGTGGTTATTTTCCATTTATAGTTCTTCTTCTTCTTGTTTGTTAAATTCTATGCCGGTAGTCCAATCTTCTAAGAAGGTAAAATCTTCCAAGCCTTGTGGATTGACCACGTTAATTATTTGAAAATCAAATTCTTTATCATTTAAGGCTTCAATATCTTTTGTCAGCTTCTTAATGCCTTCCTTTGAGAATTTGTAATTTCCCTTCTCGTCTAATAATAAGCAGTCCTTATCATCGGTCTGAGCATTGTCTAAACGCAAAATCTCAACTTCGGCTTGATAGTCCTCATGATGTTTTTTAACTCGTTCATAAATTTTAACGAGCTTTTTAGCGGTCTTTGTTTCTTGGTTACCGATTACGGCATTAAGGTTGCTCACTAATTGGAGCAGTTGTTTGTTCTTCATTTTCGTTTGTTTTTGTTTGTAAAGATAATTGTGGATTGATAAACGGCAAAGGTAAATTTACAATCGGTGGGTTTTTAAGGTTCTCAATTTGTGTAGCTAAGTTTTCATTCATAGCTTCTATATTAAGACCTGCTTCTAACCAAGTACAAACTTGCTCGTAAGTTAAATCTTCGTAAGCTGTGAAGTCAGTTCCAGAAGGTATAGCACAAGCCATAGCCCCATAAATTTCTGCACTATATTCTGCGTCTTTGCCTTCGTATCTATAATGTACAACCTTAACCACATCGGTAAGTCCGTCTAATGAAGGTGCTGTGTCTAACTGGCTTATGAGCCATTTTGTTTCTAATCCCATTTTATTTTAATTTTCTATTAACAATAGTTTGAATTTACTACGGGTATTCTATATGTAGTTCCGTTTACTGATATTTGTACAACTGTTCCCGTAAACCAACTTGTAAACCCACCGCCTGGACTTGGAACACAAGTTCCTGTTTCTATTGCTCCTAATCTCCACGCTTGTGCAGTTCCACCTGTCGGTGCGCCTGTTTGTATTGTTGAAGTAACTTGAAGTGCGCCTTCTCCATTTATTCTCATTCTTTCAGCAGTTGTTCCACTACCATTACTAACTAAAAATCTTATAAAGTTATTTGGTGATGAGCCATCAGAATGCTGACTTGCTATCTGATTCAAGCGTACAGTATCAAAACCTGCTTCTGAGAATGTTAAAGTTCCATTTAATTGTAATTGAGTTTGTGGGTTAGTTAAACCTATACCTACGTTACCATCCCCTCTAATGTTAAAATATGGAATAGTATTAGCAGCGTTATTTACTTTAAATGCTACATCACTAGAATTTGTACCGCCTCTTACAATACCTCCGTAAGATTGTCCTGTTGTTGTACTTCCCCATATACTTAATCCCCAATCATTTGCTGGTCCATAAGCGATTACACTACTTGAAAAACTAGCTGCTCCTGTAGAGGCTATGGTAAGTCTTGATGTACCCGCAGAAATTGGATTGCCATCTTTAGCATTACTTTGCATTATATGAAAATCACCAAATGCAACTTGGTTTGTAGCTATCCCCCAGTTCCTATTTCTTGCATCATTAAAAGTATTGTAAAAACCTATTACTGTTCCATTACTTGCACTTGCAGATAATGACAATAAATGATTAGGGCTACTTGTACCTATACCTACGTTACCGCTATCATTAACACAAAACCAACTACCATCTGTACCACCACTCCAAGTAACTCTAAATGGATAAGTACCAACATTACCTGATGATTTTATAGTTAATCCATTTGCTGCTCCATTACCTACAACTCTTAATCTACCACTTGTAGTAGTATCGCCAACTACAAGGTTACCACTCGCATCTAACGTCATAGCTGGGGTAAAGGATATAGCGTTACCTGCCGTTCCTGAAGGAGCGGTTTGCCAAACGTGAGCATTGCCTTCTATTAAATATCTACCTGCAACACCACTTGTAACATATCTATCAGCTCCATCATAATAAGCATTCCAAGCTAAAGAAAGTCCGTAACTATTACTTGCTGATAAAGTCCCATTTTGAAATTGAAAAGCTTTAGTTCCTGTTCCTGCCCAAGTATTCGGTGTAACTCCTAATCCTAAATTGCCTGATACTTCTTGTAAAGTACTATTCCCTATTGTACTTCCTGTTGTAGTAAATTTAGGAATATAGTTATTAGTACCTGTACCCGTTATCGGATTGGTTAAAGCGTTCTGCTTATTGTTAAAAGTAGTCCAATCAGTAGAACTTAAAGCACCTCTATTCGTTGCACTCGCAGTAGGTACGTTTAAAGTAATTACAGGGGTTGTAGTTCCGTTTGCAACAGTTGAGCTTAAATCAGTTCCAGAAGTCCCGATTGTTAAAGCACCAACACTCGTTACCGAACCCGTGCCATAAGCCGTGCTATCTACACTACCATCGGCTTTTAAAAATTGAGAAGATGTGCCGCCTGACTTTACTAAAGTAGTTGCGTTTAACGTACCTATAATTGTCGCAGCGTTACCGCTACCGCTTGTTTTGTTTATGTATAAGCCTTCGCCATTACCACCCTTAGTGATATTTAAAGCAATACCACTACCGCTTGAATGTGTTATGCCAACAGTATCGCCACTACCAGAACTTGAAAAAATACCTTTAGCAGCAAGTAAAGTATGCGTTCCTAAATCTACGTTAGCAGTTGCACCCGTGTAAGGAACAAAGCCTGTTAAAGAAGGGAAGGTTTCTAAAGTACCATTACCACGAATATACTGAGCTGTTGTGCCATTAAAAGCAAAAGCCAAAGTTCCCGATGTAGTTACAGGACTGCCACTAATTGTAACACTATCTCCTGTAATAGATGCAGCTACGCTTGTTACAGTACCCACCGCACCACTTGAACGCTGCCATATAGTTCCTGAATAAATTACATAATCGCCAACCGCAAAAGTAATCGGACCAGCTCCAAAGTTTACTGTTCCGGCTACGTTACAAATATAAACGTCTCCTGTGTCTCCTGTTCCGTTTGCAAGTGTAGGTGTGTTAGTCGCTGCGTTCCAAGTTCCTTTGTATTCCATAATAGAACTCGGTAGCTGACTGATAGGAACTTTACCGCCACTATCCAAAGAAGCATAGCCATTAGCGTTACCCTTTTCACTTCTTAGCTGATAAGTATCTAACAAAGCTTGTGAAGGGAACACTTCGGTATAAGCAGAGCCAGACCATAAGTAAAGTTTCTGGGTGTCTTTGGCGCAATAAATAACGTTAATATCTCCGCTCACAGGGAACGAAGCTAAGTCATTATAAAAGCTAACTGCACCGCTAAAAATAGCCCCTAATTGTGCAAGTGTTATCTTCTTACTTACTCCGGTTGTCGGGTCACCTATTATAGTTAAATCTGTACTCTCAGGAGCTAACTCAGTAGCTAATTGGTTAATCTTTTTTCCTATCATCTTAAAATTCGTATATTGACGGAACTTGACATCTGTCGTTTAAGTAAGGTAATTCCATTGTAATATCTATCTTAACTCCGGCAAGATAGTCAGGGTCGCTTTCGGTAAAATAAGTCATAGGTGCAGTTTCGCCTATATCCCATATAGCTTTTGGGTATCTTAACTGCGCTACTATATCCTGACCTACTAATGTCATATCAGACAAAACTTCCGTTTCGTTGCTCTCTTCCATTAGCATTCTATCCATAAAATAAAGGCTAAAATTATAAGTAATATTTTTAGCGTTTATAGTTGCACCCGTTAAAGTGTAGAACATAGCCGGATAGGTAACCTCTCCGTTGCTTAAACGTTCCCACACATCACCGAAGTAAACAAAGTTAATTTGTTCGTGGTCGTTTCCTAGTGTCGTTATTTGCTTTACAATTTGGTTTAACGTTAGGCTCATTCTTAATTTTTTCTAAATAAACACGCAGTTTATTTTGGTTCTTTATTGTTGTTACTTTGCTCATATTTAACAGTCGCTACAACCTCTGTTTCCTTGATATAATACCTCGAAG